CACCATGGCGGAAATTCTTTTTGTTAAGATGTTCTTTTACTAAACATCCACAACTTTTTGTTGTTCCATTTCTTAAATTCCCATATCTAACAATTTTTTCGTTTCCGCAATCGCACCTAACCTTGGTAAAATGGTCTTTTGTTATTGGCTCTATTTCTCCAATAACTGTCAATCTTCCAAATTTTTGATTTGGCATTGCCAATCTCATTAGTTTCATATTGTTTACCTCGCTTTTTAGTAAACTCGCTATTTATAATGCCAAGGAAACAACTAGCGAATGTTGCTTGTCGTGTTGCAATCACTATCCTTGGCATATATTATTCATCATCCATTTTGTTATATTTATCCCTTGAAATCTCAATTAAAGCGGTCATTACAAGTTCCAATACCGAACCACCAAGCCCAAATTGTATAAGGGAATCCGGCACACTATCCTTTACCCAAAAAGTAATCCATGCAACTATCACAAATGTTACCCAATAGATGCATACACCCTTTACAATCCTATCAATCTTCTTGGGCTTTTTCCGATTCATTTTTTGCAACCGCTCAATTCCACTAATCATTTTCATGGTGTCTTTTCCCGGATAAATAGTTTTCCAATTCCTTTTTGGCATTTATCAAATCTTCGTTGTTATCATAACCGGTATGGATGCAATACGCTATTTCAAAATTGATAAAAGACAACATCACGGATTTGAAGGTTGCATTGGTTTCTTCCTGGTTCCGGAATTTATCATTGCCCTTTAACAATGATTCTTCAATATCATCAAGCCTTATATCTTGTTTATCAACCCTTTTCACAAGTTCTTCATGCTTTTCTTCTAAGGTATCATGAGGCTTATTCATAAATTTATACAAGCCATATCCGATAACAACAATGTTTGCCAACTGCAAAATCAGCCCTAATGTACTTGATATATCTTGAATACTCATAGCATCCCCCATGTGTTCAAAATATCAAATGTATCTATGCAAATTATAGCATAAAAAGAAAAGAGCAACCACCAAATATAGTGGTTACCCTTTCCCTAATTATGAAAGGTAAAAACTTCGTAAAATGTTCCTTTAGAACAAATCAACATGGTCAGAATAATCATGCCCATCTGTAACAGTAAACATGACATCTGCATCATCGTTATAAAATCCATTTATATACATATTAATTCCTGCACCATATTCCGAAGCGTTGTTTTCATACATGGAAATGCCGTTTACTTTGCAGCCCTCAAGTGTAACCGTAACAGTACCATTAGCCGCATTGTTTGTCATTGAACCAAGAATAATGCCTCTTCTGTATTTATTGCTTGTTTTTGTAGTGTTGAAACGGCAATTTATAAACTTGACATAGTTCCCTCGCTTAACATTCACATTATTGTGAAGTAATACACACGCTCCGCTAATTCCACCTTGGTCTGCCTGTTCTCCGTTGAATATACAGTTTTCAAAAATCCAGTCAGCGTTGCCCTTAACGCCAGAACCGTAAACTGCGCCATAATACGTTCTGATTCCAGTAAAAATACAGTCCTTAATTCGCCTTATGTTTTTGTATACCCCTCTTTTTTGCCAGTCATCATGAACAGAATAACGGCAATTTGTAGATATAATGGAAAGATTTTCGATGGACGCAACATGTTGGATATTAATCGGAGACCACTTATTGTTTTGTGTTTCAAGTGCGGCTTTTATAATGATATTATGCTTATCTCCAATTCCGCGAAGGGTAACATAGTCAGGAATAAACAAGCCATATCCGCTGCTTATTTCATCGGCCGTATAAAGGCTTGCAATATCATATTCACCGGGGTATAGATTTACTTTATATTCTTGAGTTTCCGAAGAATCCGTAATAGATTCAAAACATGCCCTAAGATTTGCGAAGTCTCCAGTACCGTTCGCCTTTATATTATACTCTATTATCGGGTTTATTTGCGCCAGTTTAGTTTTTGCTTCGGTATAAATTAAAACATTACTCTTAAATGTTGCAACATCTGCCGTGTCTGTGGTTTCGATTATTTTAGCAATCGTTATTTTGATTTTTTTGCCTTTTGGAACATCAATATTCGTAGTAACCCATCCACTGCCGTCATGTTCAAAATCCCCTGAGGCATCAAAATACAGAAGCATAAACCGGTATCCGGGGTTAACTTTTATGTTTTGATTGTACTTGAACGAAACAATATTAGGAGTAGCAATGCGATATGTGACGGATGTGTCAATAACACCGGTTGTACTATCAATGCTGCCGTTTACAAAAGTGAAATCAATACTTGTTTCTCCACTTGCAATATCAGTGATTTGAGATTCAAGATTAATTATCGCATCTGCGTTTTCAGCTATTTCGCCGGCTATTTTTGTATTTACCGAAACTTTACTTGCAAACAAGTCTATATCGGCTGTTTCGCTCCCGTCTTCCGTTATTCTTGCTATTGTAATTCGGAATTTTTGATTTTTGGGCAATGTGTATGTCCCAGTTTGCCATCCACTTCCGTCGTTTAGGAAATTTCCGCTATTGTTGTAAAACAGAAGCATATAACGAAAACCGGATTTAACGGAAAACTCCTGTTCATAATCATAGGAAAGAATATCCTGTGAGCATACCCTGTATAAGATAGACACATCAATTGTACCGTCTGTTGCTTTGACCGAGCCATTTATAAATGTTGTTTTTATTAACGTTTTTCCATCATTTGAGTTGTCCAAAGTGCTCTTTAAATCACCAACTTGAGTTCTAATAGCTTTACCAAGGGTTGCATAAACTATGCCATCTTCACCAATCCTAGCATCTGTAACCTCTGCAGCGCTTGGAGCTCCACCACTTGGAGCAATAATTTCATCAATTCTTGTGTCCAAATCCGTTAAATCTGTGTTCATTGATGCTACTGCACCTTGAACATAGGTCAAAATAGATTCATAAACACTTGTGTCATTGCTATAAGTGACCCCAACAGGGAAAGCAGAATCTTCAACCAAAATGGCAAAATTGGAACTCCCTACTCTTCGATTACTTGCATTGACAAGTACAATTTCCGCAACAGCAGCACCTGATATTGCCGCCATTGCAGATTTCAATGTAAATGATACCTTACTTTCATTAAGTGTGCATGTATAAGGTCCGAAATTAGCGCCATCACTTCGTACACCATGAACTGTTGCAGTTAAATTGCTTGTTGCTGTAAACAGTTCATCACCTTTAACAAGTGTGAATTCAATAGTTTCTCCCACGTTCCCCTGTGAAACATGGATTGTTACTGGCGCAGATGTTTTAGGAATCAGATTTAATATCCTCTTTTGAGTAATTATCGCCATCTTTCCCCTCCTTTAATTAGAAATTCCTAACCTACGTTCTATTGCTGTTATTCTTTGTTCATGGTCATCAAGAGTATCACCATAATCTGATATTGTTTCGCCTTGGTCTGATAAAGCCTCATTTACATTTATTTGGTCACTTCCGGAACCAATAAGCAATGTTCCGGTAATTGTTGTATCATTGTCAATAGTAACCGCCCCATAAAATTCCGATGTTTCTGTTACTTTTAACAGTTTTAGCTTTAACACCACTTCATCATTTTCAATATTCCAATAGTTATCATTGGATGATTTGATAGTTCCTCGCTTTAAAAATGATGCATTTGTATCACCATCTTCCGCAAAATCATCCGTAAAGAATAAATCATCACCGGACATATTAACCATGTAAGAATAATTGCCTTCGGCTCCATTGTCGCTTATACCGATTCCATACCCATCAAATTTAATGGCTTTATCCGCACTTTGTATATTATCTGTATTCATTATATACATGGATTGCTGTTTATGGTCGGATTTATTATAATTCTTCCTTATATTTCCACCATTCCATCCGGCAAGTGCTTCTGTGGCTCTTTCCATGGCTTTATCAGCCCATTTTTTTAAATCAGCCTTGGTTTTTATTATATCGCTTTTATTCTTAGCAATAATGTTGGCTAATTTTGTTGTTACATTGCCAATAATTACATGATTATTCTTTTCTTTTAATACATCATATTCAATCTCTGTTACTTTTGATTTTACATTGATTCCGAACCTTGGAAATACAATTGTAACTGTATCATACAATTTTACTTCTTCAAGTGCCGCTATATCCTCATATTCCTTTGTATTTGCAAGGTCAACAATGGAAACTTCGATTGTAACTGTTGGTGTACCGGATGAATTATCGGCAACATATTTCCTGGTGAAATCATCAAGCTGTTGTGCTGTTGGCTCATTTTCAAAATCATCCGATGCATCAATAATAAGTGTTCTTTGTGTGGGGAACATTGCGGAAAAATCTGAATCTAAGATATTAAGAATAGTTCCCATCTTAGTATAATATTCGCCTTGTTCCGTATTGGTT